AAACCGATGTACCATCCAAGCTCGATCGCTTGCTTGTACTCTTCCGAATTGAACACTGTCTCCCATACAGGACGCGTGATGTCTAGGCCATTCTTATTAGTGACATTCGCATCAGCACATTCACCTTCATAAGTACCTAAGACGTTCGACACGTTGAAATCTGCGAAATCATCTGCTTTGATTGGAACAATCTTTGATTTCGGCATCTATTGGTCACCCCTTACTTTTGCATCAACTTAGCGGTAAGTCGGATCATTCCTCCGACTAGTAATGACTTTGCTATCTCTTTGAGGATACCAGACTCAACAGGCTCAGCAGCGTCAACGCTGTCGTATCCATCCTCGTTTACATCATCAATATCATCGACAACCTCTTCTGGAACTTCAACAGTCACTGCAGTGGAGGTGTCGATTGTGTATTGAGATTGTCCAACAGTAACTTGAATGCTACCTTCGGTCTCAACAACTTCTATGTCTTTATCACCAAGCTCGTCAATCTGTGACAGGAAGTCGAGCAGAGCGGATGGAGTAAATACGATGCTGTCCATACTTGTTCACCTCTATAATTCAACCCACTGGAGCTTGTATGCAATGTCCGGATAAAGCTGTTCTACACCAGTAAGTTGTTTGACGCTACCAATCTGGACTTTCCAGATTACTTGAACTACTTGATTGATACCTACACGAATCACATTCTTCTTCAGGATGAGACGATTAGCTGGATCTGCCATGTCCCAGTTCTCTGAATCGGGAGGAGCAATTCGGTATCCAGCAAGTAACCCATTATCACCATTGGTTTCGGAACTGTCCCAGCTACGCCGAGACCATAGGCCTGCTTCTGTAATGAACAGATAGTTACGACCAGGCTCGCGGAACTGTGCAAGTGCACCCGTAGATATCATTGCACTGAACACAACATCGATAGTTTCAGGAACCTCTGCTTCATACTCAGGGACAATATCTCTGAAGGATATCTGGGCTCTAGGGAAAGAAGCAGAAATAAGTTCGCAATCAATGGTCTTATTCTCTCGTCCATCTTGGCCATCATAGTATCTGTTAGCATACATAGGTCCGAGACCTAAGTAGGCGCGATTGTTAGCTTCAGAAGGTTTGCGTAACGCATATCCATCGGAACCATATCCAGGAGTTTGCATCATGTAATCTGCAAACCGATTGTATTCAGACTGATTATCAATGACAGCTTCAGCATCAGCAAGTGTAGGATAAGTTCCAACGACGATTGTGTACTCACCGTTCTCATCTTTCTGATAAACTGCGTAGTGATCTTCCGGAGGAGTACCTACAGGAAGAGCAGTCGATATTGTATAATTACTTCTACTATCAACAACACCAATTCCTGCAGGCAATCCATTAGCATCTTCATCTTGATTCATGAGACCCATAGTACCAAGTGAAATGTATCTAGGAATGAAATCAACTAGCAGATCACTAGCTTGATTTAGGACACCTGCACCAGTCAGGTAATGACCAATGCCAGTAAGCATTGAATTTGTCGCAGCATTGTGTCCTGTGTGCTCTTGCAGAAGCTTCCCAGTGAATGCATCAAACACACGAATTGACACGTTATGTTCGATTGGAACACGCTTAGCGACATCAATAACATTGTTCAATAGCATTCACCTTCTCATGGAATTTCACTCGTGGTAGATTCTTCATCGTGCAAATACAGCGTAACTGTCCGATGAGAGTTCTTACCATAGATGCCGATGACGTATGAATTCGGTGCAACCGCACCTTCGGTAGTAGGTTCCTGAGGATCAATTCGCCGATGTAGATTAGGATTGGTGAATCCAAGATCATCTAGCTCTTGGTCCAAGCTACTCGGATCAATGAAGTGTCCCGGACCTTGGCCCATTGTAGGAAATTCAGGCATATCAACTCACACCATTCGTGTAGCTTTTCATAAGTATACAAGGTTCTACTGTGGATCGAAATCAGAAACTGGTACAATTGTTAAGCCGCCCTGTCCATCATCCTTTGTAAATTTCCGATTGCGCTTCCATGTATGTGTGCTGGCATCCCATACAGGAACTTCCATCGCTTCACCTATCTTTGACATGATAGGATTGACTGCAGGTCTAGGATTGTTGGTCGGGTCAGAATATTGAGAAGTTCTCGCTTCATCAATAGTGTATACATCAGCAGACATTTCTTGTTCGTGAGTCTGATTATACAGCAGATTCCAAGGACCTCGAATCTTTTCGTCAGGATCAGCAGGATCAGGATGGAAGACAACGAAATCATCTTGATTGTATCCGACATTGAAGATCTGCTGAATTCGAGGATCGCGAATGAGTGAATTGAAGACATTTTCTGTATTACACAGCTGCAGAGAGTACATCGCTCGATAGCCAGGATTGATAGATGTGTCTACATGTCCTTCAAACTCACTATTCCGATAGTAAACATTCCGACGACGATGAAGCATCGCGCCTTCGTAGCCGGCCTTGACACTACCAACCTCATCTGGACGAATCATCTGAAGCCTTGCGTAGTCCTCTCGACGATAATGACCAACATGCGTAGGTCCTATAGATACATCAAGATCCTTTGTGTTCGTCAGACGAGCATCAATTGCGATCTTTGTTCTTGCGTCATACCGGACGCCTGCATATTGGAACAGATACATTCCAAGCGGCCGTACATATTCAATACATGCGTCTATCGGAATATCCGTTGAGAAGTAAACTACATCAATGTAACCCTCTGGAGTATGAGGAGTAACATAAACGGAATTAACTGGGATCGCTGTATCCTCTAGGCGTTCATTCAGAATGTCATTCGGAGGAACAAAATTGCCGTCGATATCTGTGTAGCCTTTGTTAGCTCGATCAAGAACATTGAACTGAGCAAGATTGACTTCTGCCGCAAGTGTTACGCCATCCTTACTGCCCTTGAGCCGAATCATCGACATGAAGTACATCAGGATGAGTCGATTGTATGCAACATTCAAGCCTTCACGATCATCATACTTGAAGCCCATGGTCCAAGCAAGCAACCATAGAAGCTCGGATTTACAACGAAGAGGATCATATAGATCCATGAAGCTCTCTGTGTCGTACTTCAGTTTATCTAATGAATAAGCGAACCATCGCATGAAGAATCGGAAGTCAGCAGAGGACTTGTATACTTCTGGAACGGGAATGTCTAAGATCTCCAACTGTATCCCTCCTTAGGCTCAATTGGAAATGATGTAACTAGGATGTACCCGGATGTTATTTGTGTTGATGTCAGGCTCAACATAGCGAGCAAAGCTGATAGCGTTGAAATAATCAGGATCGCAATCTTTCCAGTTGATTACAGGATTTCTGATGCTACCTGCATCAAAATAGGCGATGTCACTGCAGCTGTTTTGAATGACTTCTACTACCTCCATGATTGTCGGCATAACACCGATCTGACGATTGGCAGGAGAGAAGTACAGCGCTAATGCTTCCTTCGCCAGCGCGACAATGTTTTTAGCGTTGTCTTCAGAAACTGGCTTCTTCGGGAATATCTGACCTACAACATAGAAAGGAAAGACACGAACATATCCAAATTGGATCTCTACTGACATCGCCTGCAGAGGCCTGAAATCTCGTTGAACTGCATCAATGAATCGAGCAGGCGGCTTGTATTGAGTAAACTGTGCTTTCTTGTTGATCTGTGCAGTAGCAATCTGACCACGACCCCAACTGCTACTCTGGAAATCGTTGTGAATTGCAAAACACATAGCAGTGTAAGTTTGGAAGTTGGTAGCAAAGACAAATTCATTAGGCGCAGACGGATTGAATGGAAGACCTAACACTGGGCCCCAATCGTCAATGACGGGCTTACCTTCAGGAAAATCATACTTGGTGATGTACATCTTCTGTTTCTGATCATCAGTCAAGTTTTGGTCTTTATATATTGCCATGTTTATCTCAAGAGCTTTCTGGCAATCAAGAACAACACCGCAATCTACACCCGCTGTGCGATTCAGGAACCGATTATAATCTGGCAGCGTAACTAGGCTGTCGAAAGTGTTGATGTAGTTTCTACTTGAGTAGTAAGCTTCCTTAGCAGTCTCAGGACTGCGACCAGTAACTGTATAAGTGTGCGGCAGCTCCAAAGTGTTTGACAGATTGGATATGATAAGGTCACCAGCACTCTCACTGATACCTTGATTCGGCTTCGCCAAAAGCAGATTGGACAGAACATCTTCACCAACGCAACCAATGACTCCAGAACAGTCGATCCAGTAGATCATCAGATAATTGTTTCGATAGTTCTCCAGCTGGCTCAGGTAGTTACTCACCTGGATCTGAGCGTTAGAGTAAGAATCATAAGTCACTGCGAATCGAGGCTCAGGCTGAATGAATTCAGCAGGACTGCTACACTGGATCCATTGCGTGTTTACATCTGAATTATCTTGAGAAGACTTAGCACGGAGCCAAACTGCGGTAGTATCTACATGTTGTGACGGGAGCTTGATGATCAGGTTATTCTTCAACACATCATCAACAGACACGCTAGTGTATCTAAGCTCACCTTCAATAGCAATTCGAGTGACTGATTGACCCGGTTTAAGAAGAACTAGATCTGTGTCACTGAATACATCAGGATTGTCGGTGACGATGCTTCTACTACTGCGGCTGTTGGAACTGCCATAAGTGCTTGTTCTCGGTAGAATGTTGTATGTAATGACACGTGATTGATTCGTGATGTCTGTATAAGCGTTCAGCGTAGAGAAATTGTTGCCGTTGAATCCGAAGTCAATCCGCATATCTTGATCAGTATTGTTGGTGAAGGTTACTTCAGTCCGAGCAGCTGTGTACCATCCTAGTTCATACCCTATGAGGCTGAACAGCTTCTCAGCATTCTTTCGTTGAGATACGGAAGAAGCAAATACTTCATTGGCCAGGAGGTCAACATTTACGCCAAGCATATCAGCAGCTGATGCTAAGAACTTTCCAAGCACAACACCAGGATCCGCATCCGCTTCTGGACGCCACAACTCAGTGAGTGTTGGCACAATAGCCCAGAAGTCCTCTACAAGGGAGGAATAATCTCTACTTGTGTATTTTACAAAACCGCGACTTGTATCTGACATGACAATCCTCCATCATTATGTGTGTAACGCTGCATAGCGTTCTTGTCCAAGTGCCATAAGTTGTTCTATATCAGTTGCATCGATAGTGACCTTCGATCCGAAGGTTGTTTGAAGTCCAATGGTCATCTTTAATTGGTTGTAGTTCTCTGCTGTAGGCGCAGTGCTACCTGATCCAGAGAAAAGAAGACCATCAGCAAATGAAGTTTCTTCAGCCGTTACACAAGGCTCGTGGAGCCTCAACTGATCGACTACTCGGTCTTTGATGATAGCTTGCTCATTTGGTGTATTGTATTTCCACAGATGACGCTTAGGTCCTACGCCGAAGTTGGGACTGTTGTACAGCTCTGTAGGCTCAGTCAGAATGAGCAAACGTGTCCGATTGACAATGGATGGATTATCTTCTACAATCTGCACAGAGCCTCGAGCAACATCAAACATGTTAGGGAATGCAATTGAATTTGTGTGCGACATTATCTCACCTCTATCCAGATATGTTTGTTAGGCCTGCATTGAAAGTGCCACCGGTAAGTCCTAGGACTACCCACTCTTGATTACTCTCATTCACTGACCCAAGAAGAACCACATCACCTTCTCCTGGAAGGTGAGGAAGTATCACTGAATTGCAATAGGGTAGATCTTTATCTAAGACATAGTTCCGAGGTGTGCGTCCTTTATATTCTGTTTGCTTGTAAGGGCCATGAATTGAAGGGATGCGGACTTTTACTAGTAGCGTTCCATCACCCGCGTACTTGTATCCTTTTGCGTAGCCCATGATCAGCATTTACTTCACCTCGTCCGTCCATGTTCTAGGTGCTACTGTGGGTCTAGTAACAATCTTGATTAGTTTTGCGTAGATATCATACGCAGCTTCATGAATTCGTCCTATATTCTTTGATGCATCAGGATGCTTCTCAAAATGTAGCAAGAAGTATTCTGCACATTGTTTTGCGGTGCGTGCATCCTCGTTCTTTGTCTCCGTAACAAGCCGACGAATGGGGAGATACTCTTCCCAACTAGTAATCTGTTCCCAGAAGAAATCTAGCTGACCAGTCAAGTTTACTTCCCAATCAGGTACTTTCTCTATCATTCTATCTTTATTCTGGTACCACTGGAAGATGCCACAAGACATGTATCTCCCATCTGTTAGTGCACCCTTTGCTGCAGTTTGGTATCCAGAAGCTACTTGAATGTTAGCTAAAATTCCACTCAACGCAGAAGCATTCTTACATCCATGAGTCCTCATATAATCATATATTGCCCTTGGAACAGGAGCAAGATTGTTTTCAATGAATGTAAGTGAAGAATCAAAATCAGGATATTGAGTATTGATTGCATCTTGAACATAAGACTGAAAACTACCAGGAGTGCCCATCGCTAGCATCAATCCAGAATACACTAGTGTGTGATTGATAATCGAAAGACGGATATTTGATGAAGATATAGAAGGTTTCATTTCCTTGTTGATATAACCTACTTCACGAATGATTGGATCTTCTTTCGTATTTATCTTATCATACAAGCGAGCTACAAACCCATAGTCATCCATCATTGAAGCTGATCCAACATCTACCATGATTCCGCCAACAGCATTCCAGTTCGGGCGGACATAAGTCACAACGGACTTCAAATTAGAGTAGACACTAGATCCGTTCATTGTATAACTTCGGTAATGGCAACCACCACTAGTGTTACCTTCAACTGTTTCTAGTTTCAGTGGATTAGTTGTGTACCCTGTTACTATTCCAATGTGGTCATAAGTACTACCGGAAGATCCCCAGTAGAACAATGCCAGATCTCCGGCCTTCGGAATGAATGTTGTGTTGCCTCTACGAGGACCATCAACCGACTGACCTCCAAGAGCTTCGGTTCCTGATTTGATTCCAGAACAAGTATTAGCAATACCAATGGCCTTACCATTGATAGTAGCTGCTTTAGCGCAAGCACTGACAAAAGCAGCACACCAAGCACCGTTGCCGATACTTGGAATCATTTCTTGAACCCATGCATGGGCCTTAGGATCATCCGCCTTACTTTTAGCGATATAGAGGAACGCGTCTCCAGCACCTAGCAATTGCTGGCCACCAGTAGTATTTCCATCTGTAGTGGTAACTGGATCAATAGGTGAAGTTGCACTACTAGAAGAATCTTCTAGCGGTTTGCATGTACCGGACGCAACAGCAGGATTGAGTATGAATCCTTGAAACACAGCTGAACTGCCTACCCAGTTGGTATAACTAGGAGGAGTAAGCACAGAAGTGCCAAAGTACATGCCGTCGTGATTCTTGCCATAGCTACTCTGCGAACAAAGGATGCTCTTTACAGTACCGTTAGCATTTTTATCAACTCGTTCTACAACACCGACATGACCAGCTTTACCAGGAATGGACCAACATATTACAGCACCTACTTGAGGTTGTTGACTCCTACTATACGTTTTTCCAACAGATGTCCACCAAGTACCTGCGTTTCCGCTAGGTAGCGAAGCTCGCTTGCCCATTATCTCAGAGAATCGACCGAAGGCATAACAAGTACAATTCGGCATGCAGTACGAAGGCGTAAAGTACGGATTGTATGAATTGTCGTTGTAGTACTTATTCGTCCTCGATGGCGTTTGTGTTCTCAGATAATACTTTCCCATTATGTCACCTCATCTAGAGCAAACACATGAGGTGTAAGCAATTCACTCATGCTGGACACGCTACTTAAATGACTATCTATCCAAAGCCACCAGCTGTTCGATTGAACAGCCCAAGTAATCAATTTGAGATCAGACTTCTTAACATACAGTCCTATGCGATCTTTGAGGCCCACTCGAGTTAACTCGTGCTCATAAGTTTTTAAGATAGCGTCATTCACAAGAACAGAGTTATTCAATTTCAACTTGAGCCAGAAGCCAAGCTCAGGCGCAGCCGTTCTGGCACATAGTGATAAGTAAGACAACTCTTGCTTTGCTTCTTCAACTGACCTAGCTCGTGTAGTAGCAAACAGCGCAACAGCCATGTTAGCTTCACGAGCTTTCGCTACTTGCTCGCGGAACTTGGGGCTGTTGTAGTCCACCTTCTTATGAGACTCGTCAAACAGATAACCTGCTTCAATACATACACCAACTACACCCAGATCCTTCAGCTTAGTGTAGTCGACTTTTGTAGTGTTTCGATCAATGGTCGCCATGTATGCTACTTTATCCATTCCAGGAAGATTGGTTATCTCGGCAGCAAACGGATTATAGCTATCATCATTCGGGAAGAGTGACGACAGGTCTGTGTTATCAGTCAACACCAGAGTCGGCAGCTCCTGCTTCATACGAGTTGCAACTGCTTGTCGGAAAGTATCCATAGTGTATCCCATCTTTAGACCCTTCCAAAGATGTTCAGGATCACCGTGATTGGTTGCAATCCCAAGCAATGCGCCTTCGCGATGAGAAAGTATTACTTTATCTTGTAAGGGATTTTTATTATGGAACAAGCAGAGTCGTGCGAACAAGTCAACCGCAGAGTTGTAGGTTGCTGTGACGAACGCTTTGGTATCTGCCATTCGGCCATCAGCAACAGTGAAGGTACCACCTGTAACATACTTGATCCACTTTGGCTCACACATCTCAAATCCTATGTAGTGATTGTTAGCGGGGCTACCTGCATGAGGCATTCGCTTCACTGTTCCAGGAGTCTCCAGACAAGGAGCAATGATGTGTACATCATTTCCTCCAATGAACCCATTTACACCAGCACGGTCATAAGTAGGCTTGTTCCATCCACGAATGAAGACCATCGGATCAGGTTGAGAGCATCCAACAGAATGCAGAAAGAATCCGATGAAATCTTTACCTGACAAGTATCGCTTATCACAGAAGTAAGGATTCTGTGTGATATAGCTCTTTATGTAATTGACCGCCATACTACATCACTCCTTACTTAAATTGATACTTGTACTGGTTGTAGGCAGAAGGACTTGTCAGCTGAATTGTTCCATCGACATACGGTGTAGGATCTATCTTGTAGTAGTTACGATTGTATATATCAACGCGGAACTGCATTTCAGGCGGATTGAGTTGCAGTGCCTCGAAATGTACAAAATGGTCAGCGGTACCGACCAGCTGACCTATAACAACTTCAGCTCCTGCTTGCACAGAAACTGAAGATAGATTGCAGTATCGAAAAACAGAGTTAGCATCGTATTGAATAATTACAATCTGATGCAGACGATCCGGATCTGTTCCCACATACATTACATTACCGTCACACAGAGAATACACAGAATCAGCAGATACATCTACTCCTGTATGAATCTGTACTCTTCGACTAAAATAGTTCGGTGCGATGTACCAGGGCCGAATGATAGATGTATCTGAATGTGTTAACACGCAGTTACTTATCATGTCAACCTCCTGAATAGAGATGAGTAAAATCAGGATACATTGTACCGAAATCTACTTTGTACGGAGTGATTACATTGCTGGTCTTAGAATAGCCACTAGACAGATCACTACCAGAACCGTATATGTAGATGCCCTGAGCCGATGCTACAGCATTAGCTGAACTCATGACCAATCGCTGAACCTTCAGCGTAGTGACGAAGGTCTGACTTATGTTGTGAGAAACAGAGATGATGTTGTATATTCCAGTGATAGGTGAAACTGTGTTACCAACCATCACTAGTAGAGAAACTGGTTGAGCGATTTCATATCGCTTTACACTACCAGGTATCTGAATTGTGAAGTCGCCTGTGAACTGTGATGCAATTGCATTGACATCATTGATGATGTTCACTGACTGAAAAACGCAGGCAAGTGAGCTTGACCAGCTGTTTACTACTTCGGCATTCTGAACAATTGCATTACCGCTAGCATCAAGAGTGAAGCCTACAGTTGCAAACGCCATGTCAGTCATGTTGTAAGCTACACCATTGTAAGATCCATTCAGGCTCAATATGTTTGTGTTAGCTGTTCCATATTCTAGCGTGTCAGAGAAATGAGAAGCAGCTAAGTTAGCGTTGCTCTTGTAATGAATTGTGCCTGGGCGTGTCATTGTTGGCTCATCGACCCAGTAAGAAAATGAAGCACACTGAGGAGTAGTATCGGTAATGCCTTGCTTCAGGAAACTGGATAGAGGAGATACAGAAAGGTTGTTCTGAAGCTGACTGACAGATCGATAAGGCAATTTGAGACCGGATGAATCTCTGCTTGCATTGTAGGACTTTGACAGCTTCAGCAGACCAGGAAAGGTATCATAATCATCAGTACCGGAATAAGTACCTCTGACGTATTGATTGAAGCTCGTACTCAATGCGCCGTGATTGACTAGTGTTGGTGCATCGTTGTGATCGATGTCCAGCTGATAGTAGTTGTCGGCCTTAACACCTTTCGCTAGAGCTTCGACTACTGCAGATGGTTGTACAATTCCTGTGAGTGGAGGAATGCGAAGAACTGGCATGCTACTCTGAATCGCTAAAGAAGCATATCCAGTGACCTTATAGATCATATATAGGCCTGTTGTGCTAACATCAAACTTAATAGTGAACCCCTGATAGGATGCGTACTCGTCTACTTCTCCAGTTACGGAGTTGAGCCAACCAAACATGAACGATACAGGAATGCCTCGAGCATCTGGATAAGAGCTGGCGGCCTGTGCTGCACTGTAGAGGAGCGCCTCAAAAGCCGCCACATTCACCTTCCGTTTGTTGTCACCACCGACAATGCATGTCAGCGTCCAGCTTGTCATTGAGGAAATCTCACTGTTGCTGAGTTCTAACGATGAGAAAGGGGAAGGGATAGTAAGACCAAATTCAGTTAGACTTACACCGCTTAACATGAAGTTAGCGAAATGTTGTCGCTTCATCTGTCTATCATCCCTTTCATTATCATTCAGATCCGAGATTCAACGCAAGCGGAGATACAGACGCCAAGACTTCTCCATTGTTAAAGAGAGCAGTGAACGATTTCGGAATCGCTAACCGGCTGCCTTCAGCTACTGTGTATCCATCTTCAATGCGGTTGAAGTATGCTATGACCCAACTGTACGAGGCAGATCCTAGGAACTTGTTGGCGATAAGATCTAATCTGTTCTCTTCGTATGCAGGTACTGTGTAGTAGTTTACTTCGAGTGATGTATGAAATGGATTAGGAGTTTCCGGAGCCACAAACCGATCAAGCTCAGCAGGATTGTGAACAACAGAACGAAGTCCTTTGTACCGGCTTATGTGGTTGTAGTCATAACAAACACCATACTGAATTCCATAGTGAGGAAGCTCCTTGTATGGAATCAGCGTATTGTACCATCTCATACAATCACCTCATCATTGCATCTGGATCTTACTAACTACACCGTTAGCGTCCAGCTTGTTAGAACCGCACTCAGTGCAGCAACGAGTAGGAACAGTAGTCACATGACCGCAAGTAGAGCACTTGTAGCGAAGCTTTCCTGCGTCAGTCTTGACCACTGCCCAGTGGGTCTGAGTCTGCGCTTGCGCTTTCTGGACAATACCGATAAGGCGATCAGCGACTTTGTCGCTCATCTCTTTTCGGAACATCTCAATTGCGGCAATGCAATCAGAGTAAGTAGGTACAGCGCGATCACAGTTGAATTTCTTCTTCCCGAACATGATTTGTTACCTCTCTTAATATGAATTTTTATCCTATCAGCCCTTTACCACGCACTGTGCTGTAGTTCAGCGGCTGTTCAGACACTTCGGTTATTGAGATCTTCAATGTACATTCTAGATAGAATCCATCTAGTCCAATAGGTCCTCCCCATTCAGGAGTTGCAGATGTCATCACACCAGAGATAAGAGTCTCACCTTTTACATATATAGTAACGGTCGCAATATTAACTGCGGATCCGTTGTATTCGGGGTAACAATTTGCTTCGCAGAAGCGAATCAACTGATTGCATTTACCGTCTCTATGGTCGCCTGTCCACATATCTCGATGCATGTGGAATGTAAGCGAAAGCTCACGAGGTCCAGAACTCTGATACAGCTGCCAAGGTTCGTACTGATATAGGAGGTCTGGCATTGTGGTGTAATTGGCCTTTACACCATCTTGTAATTCATCTGGATAGACCGGGAAATCCATGCTGTCATCTGCAATAGATGAGTAGATAGTTAGATCACCCCAAGGGATCTTGAACGCAATGAACGGATCACCGCTTCCGGTCTGGACATTGTATTCTCTTGTGTTGATGTTGAGTGTTGAATATTCATTGAACACTGACGGATCTACTTGATGCGGGGCAGTTGTGATCGAGTTCATGACCTTGTTGTAGATGTTAGTGGCTACATGCTGACCGTTTCCTAAGACATTTACGCTGTCTGGAAGTTTAACAGCATCAGGGACACGAAGCGATCCAGGAAGCGCGCCTAGCTCGCTGAGGATCTTCCAACCCGCTTCACCTAGTAGAGCAACTGTCTCAAATATATCAGAATCTGTGGTAACACCATTCAACAAAGCGGACTTTCGTTGAGGAGTTACTTCTGGAGCAGAATCTACAATGCTCTCACATTTCGCCTCAAATGCAGAACCTACATTAGGCGTCCAGCTCAATCCATTAGCGGAAAGCAAACTCGCTGTTGACGTCCTGCCAATAGACTGAATAAGGTCGCTGAGCTTTGTATTGTTATTTATTCCCAGGAACTGCATTTTATCACCCCTTAGGACTGATAAGGACGTAGATCAGACAGCCGGACGTACTTGACTACATGAGGCTCTCCAAAGATTGTAGGTGGCCGTGTATCTAGTATAGTACCATCCGGTAGCGTAACTCTAACTCGGCGAAGCTTCATCAACCACTTTTTACTTGCTTCAAGACAAGCAGCAGCACAGCGACCATTGAACTCATCGTCAATGTTATCTACACCTAGCGGAAGAATCAAATCATGAATGTCTAGCGGATCACTAGAAGGCCCAATGACTGCACCTAACATGTATGAGTAGACCCAGTTCGGAAGCACAGGATTATCAAGCGTAGATTTCTTGAATTGATCGATGTGATAGAGAATTGCTTGAACCAGCTTATTGTAGTCCTCTTGCAATGCGTCATCTACACAAGGATAGTAATCATAGAAATACAGAACATTGTCGGTATCTTCTTGAATGAAGGCATCACACATCTCAGCATCCGAGATGAGATGGTATGGCGTATCAGGAAGATATCCTAACTTAGATAGATGTATCTTTATGATGTCATGGATGAAATTCATCCTACTGAACCTCCATTGAAGGCGTGCCAACCACCGCTCAGTAGCTGTGCACCGTCAGTTGCATCTAGACCAGCAATACTACTTACATGCTTGACATCTTGATAGATGTAGAGACCGCCGTCGGTTTCTGTGTAGCTGCTGCCGTCGGACGAGTATGTACGATAGTTGCTTACTGCGGTGAACTTAGTATCGATCATCATGAATGTTGGATCGCCGTTATCGTCTTGCGTGCTGTAGGAATGTACAAAGCATCCGTCAATCTTCAATTGCCGAATGAGTTTACTCATCGGATAGTTGAGTGCAATCGTCTGTGGCAATGTAAAGGGCTGTTTAGCAACGAAATAACCCTGTTCAATGTTAGTAGTTGCACCGCACTTGATGTAGATACTAGCACCTACGATGATTCCGGTTCGGTCAAGTGTGATACTGCGAAGTGCGTAGCTGTAGTGGTTGTCATTGATCGCTGCATCGTAGTCCCAGAAGTTCACTTCGGTAACATCAGCTACAGGATCAAGTGTGATTACTTCGTTGCCTTGAATGAATAGGTTCGGAGGACTAGTTGCGTTGCCTTGCTGATCGTAGACTGTGTCGAACTTATTGTCATACCACAAGGACAAGTTGTCGATAGTATCAATCTCACTGATAACGCCTGAATCGTAGTAGAGACATGTGTTGTTCAGATAGATTGTAGGAGAGCCTTCGATGTTGCTGTCAATGCGAAGTCTCGCGCAATCTGATATCATCAAGATTGTATCGGAACTAGCGTTGCCTCGAATCTTGAGCTTTACTGAAGTGCTGAATCGACTGTCGATTCTCTCGAACCGAACCACGCCAGCTTCATTAGGTAACGTCAATGTAACAACTATCTGATCTCGGAAAGTACGGTCGGAATCTGTAAGCGAGGCGTTTGCTGCAAGTAGTGCTTGGTACGCATTGGCGAATGCAATTCTGTCGTTCACATAATTATCTAGCTGTTCTTGAATAGACGCAAGATCAAGCCCTTCTCCGATGTTGATATCTTGTCCAAGCTGATAAGAAAGACCATCACTCCGAAGCAATGAATAATCGATCAGTCGGAGATGACCATTGCTATCAAGAATAACATAACCTGCGTCCTGATACTGAGCAGTCTCATCTACATTCAAGAAACCTCCAACAGTTTCTGTAGTAGCAAAACTGAATTGTCCTTGCAGTTGAATTGGATTAGACCAAGCACGCCCTCCGGAATTAGTTTCTACAGTGAAGTATGCCTCTTGAGCATAAACGCTACCATCGTTGTCGTCGACATAATCAAAAGCTAAGATGATGTAATCCGAATGAATTACACCACGATATGCACTATCTGACAGTGAAACTACACTGTTGAAGAAAGCATTCGCTCCGTTGGTACCAGAAGCTGAATTGAAATGGACAACTTTGTAAGCACCACCATTGAGCGTAACGGTATTCACTGTGTAGTTGTATGAGTTACTGTCCGGCATGACGGTCTCAATCTTTGCTAGTCGAACGCCACCAAGCTGAGCATCTCCTGACCAATTGTTGATATCCTTCCGATAATTGACTGAATCAACGATAGGAGGGAGTACAACATATATAGAACTAGGAGCAGCAGGCATCCAAGTAGTTTCTACATCGACATCGTAGCTGATAGTGTTGTCATGACCAACCAGTATGTAGTCACCAGCAACAGCACTTGCAGGGATAGGAGGTAGATCATCTCTACTATCAAGCGTCTCAATGTACATCAACTGCTTACCATTTGTCAGCTGATAGATCTGATTGATCTTCTGTTCGATGGCCTTGATGCTCTTTGTGTAAGGGCCAGTAACAATGCCAGAAGTATCACTCCCGAATTCAGCTGTAGGAAGTTGAAGGTACTTCTCTTTGTAGTACAGCGGAGTACCGTTGTCATCGTGCATTCCATCGACTTGCTTATGAGGAAGAGCAAGAGACACTGGACCTTTTTCGTCGCTTACAACTGTACCGGAAGGATTTCTATATCCGCGAACGAACTGAGCTTCTACATGTTGTGGTTCTTCTTGAGAGATAACAGTTTCAGGATGTCGATCCGCTTGCCGATCAAACACCATCAAACTGCTCTGAGCAGGACACCATGTACTCTCATTAGTTATCTGACCATCAGGTCCTTGCTTGCCTGCCATGACATATATCTGGTTCGGATCCAGGCCGGTCTTTGTTGCATAAGACTTATCCAACATAGACTGTGCATCGCCTAAGCGGTCAGCGGACATGATAACGCACTTGTCTGGATAGTTGTTCTTGACGCTACTAGACTGAATAGATCCGTTGTAGTAGGTCAGCTCACCGAGCTTGATATCGGCAGTCACTAACTCTTGACTTGTAGGCACATCCTCAGGAAGTTTCAATTCATTCAGAGGAATGATAACAACTTGAATGCCCAAGAACAGGCCGGTGTCTTGCTCTACCTGAATTGAGCTCATCATTGTTTCAATTGTGTTGTAGATCGCCTTCAGACCAATTCCAAGCGATCCAGTCAGCTTCTGAGCATCCTCAGTCCGTCCTTGAGCTAACAACCCGGCCTTGATCTCCGCAATGTCAACAATCACACCATCCTCATCAAGTAGCTCAATGAAGTGACCATTCACAAGTGCACGGCCAGGAGCAATCCGGAAAGCAGTGTCGCTGTATTTGCTCAAGCTGAAATCGCTCTCAGAATGAACATAAGACGGTCCGCAGAAAAATTGGATCGCATGATCAGCATCTGCAGGACCAACGCCTACTGTTTCTCTAGAACGGACGTTGAACTCTGTGTTAAGCTGTCCACCTGCATGCGAGTTAGCTGCTGGATAGATATTTGTTGTTTGAACATGAAATACAGGAATATTCATTTTCCGCAATCACTCCTGTTATGGTATTATGTACACTTATAAAAGGTGATCAGATTGTGGGAGTTTCTCCGCCAAGCGCAAGTCCGGCAAGTGTTCCAAGCAGCGTAGTAGCACCTGTCTGATTGTTTCTCTGTAGCATTGCATTCACTACAAGTAAGATCTGAGATAATAGCGCATTAGTCTGAACAGCAGGATCACGAAGATCTACAGTGTTCTTGCTCAATGCTTCTGCGAGCGCATACACTGCACTATCGCTTTCATTTCTCTCTTTGTTTCGTATCTCAGCTACTTTACTATAATCATAAGACCTATCATAGGTTGTATGGCTGACGAAATAATTTACCCATTCATCATAGAACTCAGTCTCTTTCTTGAGGACATATGACAATGTCATGTTATTCGCAGTCAACAGCTCATTAGTAGTGGTTAGGAGCGAATTGGTGGTAGTGGTCAGCTCGTTGTTAGTACCAAGCAGTGCTTCAACAGCAGGCTGATAGATCAGCGTAGCATCCCACAGACCTTCTTCCTTTTCTTCACGACGACGAGCTTCACTAGACGCGGCCTCAGTTCGGAAATCGTTGAAGATGCCCTTCAGGTCTTCTTCGTTCTTCCCAATAGCTTCTAGTGCGGCATCCATGTCTGAAATGCCGAACTTAGACGCAGATGCAACCCAGTCCTCATACGACTTGGATGTATCACTAGCAAACTGTTTGATGTAACTTTCATCAAGCAGCTTGCCCATCTTCTCAGCGAGTAGCTTAGTATTGGCTTCTTCCTTAGCAGACTGGATATCTTGAGATGTTAAGATCGGTGATAGTGTAGGTGCGGTTGTTCCGCGTATTGTTGCTGCTTGGGACTTGCCCATCATTCCCCAACGATACCGAGAAGAGACCTTACCTGCGTATCTCTGATTTGCTGCTTCTTCTGCAGCTAAGTTAGAAGCAATGTCGAAAGCAAGCATGCCCGTCAATGCAGTAGTAGCAAAGGGACCTAGGCCCGGTGCTAATGCACCAAATGCAGTTGCTCCGTTCAGCCAGTCACGACCAGCAGCGTTTCGCGCAGAAGCACTTGCATATGCAGAAGAACCGCCCATTAGATTCACAAGTGCATCAGTTACATTCAGGTTCTTACCACGAGTAGTCAACTGATACATTGCGGTAGCGTTACCTTGACCTACTTTACCAAGTTCGAGTAGCTGAGTCAAATCAGCTTCTTGAGCGTGATACTCTTCAGCAGAATCAACTACACCCTTGACAAGCTTGAACAAGAAACCAAGCGGATTGAGGAAGTTCAAGATGCTATCAACGGTTTTGCGCAGACCTTGTAAGAAATCAAGAGCAGCGCCGTGAAGATTGACGCCATACTCAGCTTCCATGAGTTGCTGAGCAATCTGTTCCTCCCACATGTGCTGTTGAATTGCTCTGGCAGCATCATTATCAAGCACATAAGAGAGGCCTTCCTCAATCATGTACTTATTGATCTGAGCAATCTTCAGCTGTTCCTCATTAGTAGTTGTTTGTCCTTCAGCGAGCAGATCCAAGTTGTCTTGAAGAGCTGTGCTGTTGGAATTCATCTTGGCGATGACATCAGCTAAGTAAGCAAAATCTACTCTAGCGAAAGCATCCATGGATACACCAAAGACGGAAGACAAGCCTTCAGCAACTTCCATCCAAGCGCCATTCGCCATGTTCTGCATGTTTGCTAGATTCTTGAAAAGCTCAGCAAACACACTTTGCGGATCTTGCGCTAACTTTCTGAGGAACTCGGTATTAGATGCATTGATATTTGCAAGAGATCTAAGAGCTACTAGCTCACTAGCGTTACCGCCAACCGCTGCCTTGTAAATAACATCTGTGATAGATGTGGCAAGATCAGGAGCAATCGCACCAACCACTGCAGAAACTGCAGTCAAAACACCGCTGATGTTAGCAGCATTCCCAGTCTTACTTGCTTGAGCTATCTGAACACTCTGCTCGAAGAGCGATTGAGCATCTTTCAGACCTGTTGTAAATCCACCGGCGAGATTTCGGCTAGCGTAGAGAACATTATCAGCGAACGCATACAGCTGACTATTAGCATACTCAAGCGCCTGCGTCTGCGACATTCCATTCTTTACGGCATTGGCCGCAATAGATGCGTAGGTACTTGCGTATCCGAAGAAGTCCTGAGTAGGTACAGCAGCATTCAGCTTAGCAGCGTTATATGCGAATTCCTCAGCTGCCTTGCCACTCAAACCAGAATCAAGAACAGCGGAGAGACTGCTGATAATATCGGTTGTACTGATAACTTCAGATAAACCTTCGTCACGAAGACGCTGTGCAAAGGCGCCCATCAAAGATTGGAGATCTTCTTTGTTGTAGCCTTGCGTAGCATTTATCTTGCGGATGTTGTTATCCCAAGCATCATACAGATTATTAGCAGCAGCTTCGAGAATCTCAAACGGCTTCCGGACAATCGTCTCCAGATCGTCTGCCATTCGTTTCTTCTCGAACTCTACCTGCTTCTCACGGCTCTCCATGTAACGGAGGCCGGACTTCTTCATCGCCTCGAAGAGCTTCTTAGTGCCCTCAATTGCAGGACCTAAAGCATACTTCAGCGCAGCAGTAATCAATGCAACAGCAGCAATCGCTATCGCAATCTGAGGAACAGCTGCAGCAGCTGAACTACCGAGACCAGCAACAGCAGCACCGGCACCTTCACCAGCAGCAGCAGCTGAACCAAGACCCTCAGCAGCCGCGGTACCTCCCTCGGCAAGCATCGGAAGAGAAGATCCAAGGCCTTCAGCAGCTGCGCTCGCACCCATCTCTTCCCCAGCAGAATTCATTGCAGAGTCTATGCCATTCCGAACAAGGGTACTAGTTGCGTCTTCAATGTCGATCCCAGAGCTATCAGGCGACATTCTTCCGAAATTGGAGCTGCTGCAGTTGACTACATCTGCAGTAATGTTGACTACAGCAGCTCGGAAAGCATATTCACGAGAGGATCCTAGATCACCTACACTCTGACGAGAAGCTGATCCTCCGTTGAATATTGATCCAAATAACCCGGAAGATTGAGCCTCTTGCTGTGAAGGGACTCTATTCTGATTTGCTCGAGTTCTCCGGATCCAATCAGCAGCTGCTGAAGAAAACGATGTACCATGAGCTTGATCATATCCAGCTACGCCTGATTGAAATCCAGAAGCAGCTCGATTGAAGATATTATCAACAGCAGCCTTGGCCTCGTTCATTATGCGTTGGCCAAGCGCTGTTCCTTTCAGTGCTTCTCCAACTTGTTTACCTAGCTCACGACCAAGTTGCTCTTTGATATTCGCTAGATCAAGACCAAAGGTATCAGCAAAGTCAGCAACCGCACGACCTATTCTGTTCTTGTAATCAGACCCTAAGATAGCGTTGATGAGGCCTTCTTCAACTGCATCTCCGAAATCTTCGGTGATCTGACGACGGCGACGAAATGCGCTTCCGCGCTTTCTAGACCCACCACTAGTAAATAGCTCATCATATGCAGATTGATAAGAACGACCACGATTCTGATCAGCTGCTGCAGATTGTGATTGAGCGGCAGTCGCTTTGATGAGTCTTTCTAATTGATCTGATAAGTGCTTCAGATACGTTTCTACAGCTGGATTGGAACTCTGTTGTTGATTGTTCTGTGAGCTGAAGGCATCATTAGCATCAGTTGTAGGCATATCACATTCACTTCCTTGCTGTGGATGTAATAGTTAATGAGGGACGGGACAGTGATCCATCCCATCCCTTCGGAATTACTTTTTCTTCTTAGCTTTGATCGCGGCAAGTGATTTTTCGCGCTCTTGAAGCTCCTTAGTAAATGACTCTACATATTTCTTGCGAACGAAGATTGGTTGATCCATGAGCCATTCGGCAGAAACAGCACCTTCGGACGCTCTCGCTATGAACAGAGTTTCGTCAATGATGCGTTCATACATCGCTTGACGAATCTCAGAATAGGTCTTAAGTTGTCCTTGGAGCTCTACTGTGCTTCCATTCCCGTAGATCTCCCACGGTCGGACGTAGAAATCGATCATCCATCAGAGCCACAAACGCAGCGCCATCATTGTGACACTTCGGGCATCTGGTGGATCCTCCAGCACGCAGACCGTAGTCAGTGAGGTTGGAGACCTCATCGCGAAGTAACTTATAGTCAGCGGAAGAGAAGTCACGCTCAATGATGACGCGAACATCTACTGGTGTGAGATTCTCTTGACCTTTGATGCTCTTGACCATGTAGCACAAGCGAGCCAGCGGCTTGTTCACACTACCATCAGGCCAGAAGAACTGCTTATCTTTGTAAGCTGTCAGCAGATCTTGGATAGTCAGTAAACGGAGAACAACATCGCCGTCAAAATCGATGAATGCACTCCTAGGGACAACGATGCGATTGACGAAACCATCAGGAAGTGGTTTGCATCCGACAGAGTTCAGATTGACTCGATACTCACCGTGAAGTGTTCCGCAGTGTTCACAATACAGAACATTAGTAGTGTAGTACGGGCCGTAGTTCAAGAAGCGGAGGCAGCGGCAGATCCAATAGTAGTCGATCTCGAGTAGCTGCCGGAAATCAATCTTCTCTTCGATTGCCTTAGGGAAGATCTTATCCAGCATTGTCTGGTCGTAGTCTTCACTCCCAACATAGTCTAACTCAGAGATAGTTGGCAGAGACTTGAGCGTCAGCGTACCGGGAATGTCTTTGTACACACCCTTACCTAGCAGTTCGATCTTTTCGGAAATAGATGACATGTTGTTTCTCCTAATACAGTTTATTGAGTGTCAAACAACATGAAAATCTCGTGCAAGAGTACATGAGGGTTTCATGCGTTGCAACACTATACAAGGTTCAACTACTACGAAGATGTGCGTTTGAGTAGTCTTTGTAGATTATTTCCATCAACTCATTTTGTCTAGATTCGTTGACAGCTATAGACTTTACTTTCTTGTACCATTTTAAGAATCTGCGGTACTTGCGGAAATCACTGAAAGTTGCAAACTTACAAGGCATAGTACCCCAATCAACGAACCGATCCACATATGTATCATGGAACTCCCAGTCATACACTCCTGAATCAATGCTGGTCTGTAGCATTCCGAAGGTTATGCTGTATCTGCAGAACCAAGGCACACGGAACCAGTATCGAAATAAGTTTAGCATGGAATGTCCTCCTTATGCAGCCCGTAGTTGCAGAACGCTTCAGGATCCTTATAGCATTCATACACCTTACACCATACACGCCAGGTACTTCCACGATCTTCATGACAAACACAATCTTGACAACAGCAGATAGGCCGAAGTGAGAGCAATCGGCCGACATCTTCGCAAGTATGCCCATCCCACTCCGGTGCAGTAGGAAACTCAACACAACGGAAGTTGTCCCAGTACTCCAGCTCGTAGTGATAAGTGAACTGACCTGCAGGTGTATTGAAACCAACAATGAACCACCCGCCTCCGAATGGTTCACACCCATCACTATGCAGTTTGGACTTCCATGCGTAGCTCGGATAAGCTCTAACTAGGGCCTCAGTTAGAACTCTACGCTGCAGATACAGTTCATCAAAAGTATGATAACCGTCAGAAATCTCACCAGGATCTATCTGCACTTTAGTCATTATTTCGTTCATAGTGTTGTCCCCTTCAGATAGTTCTTCAACTTGAGGGCATAGTCGAGCGCATGCTGACGAGAATGCGGCGTGTCAGTTACAAGATCGTCCATTATCTTGTCCACATAACTCTTAATGATGTTAAGGTCTTCCGGAGACATGATGATTACAGTATCCATAATGGAACCTCCTAGAGATGATACAGATAGATAACTACAAGCAAGAATTTGATTGCAAGGCATATAGGCCGCTTACCTTTCTCCCAAGTAGGCATTTCATAAGCCCAAGCAAGACAAACGCCTACTCCGAGGATACAGATGAGGCGAAGAATGTCAATTAACATTCGAACCTTCACCTACTTTCTCGCGTTCATAGAACTGACGCATACCTTCATTACAAGACCAATGCCAGATGTTGTTTACGGTATCACAACAACCAAGAGTACCGAATGTATGGATACAACGCTGGCAGTTTCCTGTGGGCAAGAGACGGCCATACTCATCTTCAGGTGGATTCATCGGACACGACGGCATTCGCTTTTCTCGCGTGTTGAACGTGTAGCCTTGAGTAGATCCTGTGATACGACAGTATGGATAATCGCCGTCATCGTCCAGAGCAAAGCATCCGTCACAATGTTTCGGGCAATCTAAATTAGTATCAATTATGATTAGCATCGTCATCCTCCTTACTATTCAAATCTAGATGAATGATGATAGCTGGGATGTCAAGAATTCGGAGATAATCAGCACATCGAGATGTACTGCGACAAGCGTCTTTATCGCAACAGTCGAAACAAATAGAGTCGAGGACAGCCTGTACTGGAACATAAGTTTCTGTAAGAAGTTGATCTATTGAACTCTTCGGCTTGAATCGGCTGCAGAATTCATGATCGCTTTGAGGATTCTCTAGACCCCATTCGTTAGTGCAATCCATGTGCTTCTCGTCAAAGTAGTCGCAGTAGTAACAGAACATATTACTCCTCCAGAAGAACGACAAACACAGGTTCGCGTTGAGATTCGGCAATCGGCTCATTCTGAATGTGCTTCAGCCCAGTAGAAGAATAACCAAAACTACTCAGCGGTAACGGACGATCAAACTGTCGATAGTCCTTGAAGTAGCACAACCAGCTCTTGTTGTGTGCAGCCCATGCTACATTCTTAGCAACTTCAGCAAAAGCTACGGCGTGATAATAATCAGCTTGAAGAATGCTATCGCAGACAGCACTACCAACAACGAAGCAGTTATCACCCGAACATTCAGCGAAATAAACAACAAACGGTGCAGATACTTTGGTTGGGCGATGACGGCGGAGAAATGCACGCTTCTGCCGATTGCGAACACGCCGCATAGTCGTTTCATTGTAGAACAACAACAGGCCCACATCACTCATAGTTTGTACTCCTAGGAACCTTGAGTAAGGACACGATCATGTTCAGGTAACCATCCGATCTCATTCAGATAGTCTATAGCTGCCTCAAGCGTCTTAGGCATCATCTGCTGTGTGACTACTTTATTAGAAACTGGGAACTTTCGAATAGGACCAGAAATCTCTGACCAGTAAGTAACATAAGGGGTTGTATTAGGTACGCCATACACTAGCCCGCAGATTGTGTCGACCCACCTGTGGTCTGTGTAGACTGCAACAGCGAAACGGCCATTATCTAGCGCAACAAGTTTTGCAAGCCGCCAATCACCTGTATTATCTGATGGCAGGTGATCATCTACACTGACCCAAATGAAACCTTCAGGACGAAGACGACGCCCGTCAAAAATGTAATCACTATCTTCAGTGTCTTGAAGTTCTGCAAAACAGTAGCCGACACGCTCTCTAGCGAAGTGAATAACTGAACAGATAGTGAATCCACTATTCACGAACTTGTTCATGTGGGGGTTCCACTCACAGACATAATCACTGAGGTCGCTTCCGTCAACTACTACCACTCGGTCGCCAACATCAAACATCTATTCACAACCTTTCTGTATGTATTCTATAACGATCAACCACCATTCTTGTTAACAACGCGGACTTGATCTAGCGCGAAGATAACAAACAGGACCCAGAACCACCAAGGCATCTTTGCATAGATGCCGAGGATAAGGACTAAAACATACACATCCATTAGTCAGCACAACCCCTCTCTAGTCGAATTCATCAAGACCATTCAATAGATCTTCAACAATAACTATATAACTCCTCTTCGGATCTCGTCCCTTAATTTAGTCAATCTTGATACAAATTCACGCTCAGTCAGCACTGTTTCAGTGATTTTATTCTTACCAATACTGTGAGTCAAGTTTGCATTACCTGTAGCCAATAGAGCTTTTCTGAATGAATCGTTCTTAGCTAATTCATAATAAGCTCGATCAAGTAGGTATTGATATTCTTTACTATCTCTTTTGTATTCAGTATTTCTCCAGTAAAGTACTTGATTACGATACCACTTCTTATGCTTACCTTTGAACTTGGCAGACTTACCTACTAGTTTACATACCTCAACTTGCATATCAGGATTACTGAATTTTAGTGATTGCAAGAATCCTTCCATTGACGCACACTGTACGCCATCAATTATAAATGAATGAGGAGCAAAATTAGATAATGCACTAGAAGGATAACCACTACCAGAACCTATGTCCATGATACTCACCTATTTTGATTTGAAGTAGAACACTCTATCATAATATCCTTCAGGTGTCCACTGGATAGGACGATCTGTGAGTCGTTTATACAACTTCGGATGATTGCGTTGAAGAAGATATTCATGATCTTCATATTGAATTCTGTATGCTTCCAGGACGCTGATAAACTCAACGTGTGCGCAAGCGGACATATACTTGTTTCGTAGTCTCCTGTGATTTGCTAACCAGACTTTTTGTCGACGCTTAGAGAACTTGTACATGTTGATTCACTCCTTTACAAAACAGCTATCGATGATCTCGATTCGATAGCCGTCATTCGTATGAATGAGATGAAGTTCGGGACCAAACAGCAGTGCGAACGCCTTCTCCATCTGATAGCGTTCTTGATAATTACCTTCGGCACTGATAATCATGCCAGCATCTCGATCTTCCTGTTCATACAAGTATAGTTCGTCCAGACGACTGAGGAAGTCATCAAAATGAATACCCATGTAATGTCACCCCCTATCAAGCAGAAACGCGAATGAAATCTCTGACTTTCATCCCAGGAGCGTTCCACGGAGTGGAAGGACCATATTCATGATCCGTTGCGTCCTGATCGTAGTCGTCAAGCATGCGGAATGCTGCATCCATCTCAGCAGCTGCTGCACGAGCCTGGGCAAGGTCTTCAGCCGAAGGACCAGGATCCTTCGGCTGTTCAGTCTTGACCTTGCAGAAGTAGACGATGGTCTGCTTGACGCCGCGATACTCCTCGTGGTCCTTGACCTTGCCGGTGAGCTCAACGACGTGATCGCAGTCGACGTAGTTGGAAGTCATCCAGATTAGGACGCGATTCTGATCGTCAACGAACTTGTACATGAAAGTTGTACCGTACTGAGTGTCCCAAGAGGTGACGCACTTGCAGGAAGTGACCTTGACAGTAATCTTCTCGCCTTTGGTCCCGACGTAGCTGCTTCCTGCAGCTTCCGCCTCCATCTGTGCCTTGCGGGCTGCTTCCTTAGCGATACGCTCCATCTCACGGTTGTAAGTGGGAACAGCGGAGCAGAGGATGCCGAGATGCTTGCCCTTGACGTATTCACTCCGGACGACAGCCTTGAGGTTCATCATGTAGCTGGAAGTATCATCGGAGTTCAGAACCCAGTCGATGATGGGCTGGACATCAACGGCGGCGGGGTTCATGTGATGCTTCTCGATCATAGCATCGAGCCGAGCCTTGGCCTTGTCGTTGGTGGGGTATCCCTGAAGGTAGTCGTACAGCTCATAGGCTCTGACGCAAGTCGCATCAGTGTCATTGGTTCCTGCGTAGCCGAAGGCGCGGACCAGCTCGACTGTGCACTTGAGCACGAAAGCAGTCTCGAAGTACTTCGGCTGATGGCTGACGCTGTGATCGAAAGACTCGCCCTCGATGAGCTTGTCGAAACAGCTGATGTAGGCCGCAAGCTGCTCAGCGTCGAGACCGCCGGTGAACTCTTTGAGACAGCTACCGCCGACCTGCTTCCACTCGCCGGACTCGTTGACCAGAAGGTAGGTCTGCTTGCGAGTCCGCTTGGTGTTACAATGTTCGCAAGTGGGGACGACGGTGTAGTAGCGATCGGGAACTGTGTAGTTCAGATTGAACTGACGGACGATATTTTGGCCGTGGCCGTCCATGTGCTCGATCACGGCGACGAACTTCCAACCGTTGATGTGAGCGTTGCCCCAGGCCTCGACTTCGATGAATCGAGCCATGTAGGTGCAGAGGGTTTCTTCGTCGGTGATCTCCTTCCAGACCTCGTTGCCTTTGCGGTAGCCGAAATCGGTCCCGAGCTTGTTGCACTTGTTCTGGATGGTCTTGAGCTGCTTCTCGAGCCGCTCGATGTTGGATTCGTGAATGAGATAAGTCATTGTCGGCACCTCCTTACTGGTTCTTCGTGATCGTGTGGATGGGCTGCTTGGTGGTCATGTCCACCAACTGGAGCTCGTCGTACTCCTCGAGCCACTCCTCCAAGGCCTCGGGGTTGTCGGTCATCTCGGACCAGGCCGCCTCCGCCTTCTCGCGAAGCTTGAACCACTGATAAAGCATGCCGTCGGCATAGATGCCGAACTTACCGAACTTCTGAGAATAAGTCATGATAGAAACCTCCTACTATTGTAGCATTGATGTTGGTTCGTGTACTATAACGATTCTGGATTACTTGACCTTGAGATTGCTGAAGATGAGTTCCTTGAACTTGCGCCAGGTGATGTCGTCGAAACCGAGATGAATGTGAGTTTGGTCATCCCACATCCAGCATTCCGTGCCGCGTGCGGCTGCGAGCTGAAGGATGGAATCGACTTCGTCCTTGATGTCGTCCCACTCCCAGCAGTAGCAGCGGGCCATCTCGGTGAATGTTTCGAACCCTTCGTCATTCATGTCGCTAGCGAATACGCCTGCGACGAACTTCGCGAGGTCTTCGAATGTCTTGATCTGCTTCATGATAGGCCTCCTAAATGTATCGGCTGTAGGCCAACTTCCGCTGATCGCAGACGGCCTGGAGGATGCTGTAGCCCTGATACGGGCGGCAGACCATCTTCACTTTGCTGAGCCAGACAGGATAAGTGATGCCGCCGCGCTTGCCGATGAACAGCTGAGCATGGTCTCGAGCGAACTGGAGGAGCGGCTTGACCTCGTCGTCCTTGTAGCCGAGAATGATGCTGAGGCTGATGAAGCTACCGTGGTTGGTGGCCTCGAACTTCTTGATCTCCATCCCCATCTCCTGAGCCTCAGCTTCGACTTTGATCTGAAGATCCACGTACTTGCGGAACTGAGAAGGGGTCATCTCTGTGAGCTGTGCCATTTTCACTACCTCCATAATAAATGAGCATTGATGTGTGAAGTAGACACGATCAATGCTCATAAGCGTTGTTCAGATTTGGGCTTGAGAGGGCCCGTGGGCTTTGTAGCATTGATGTGTTCCTACAATTATATTATAAGCCCTACGGGGTGAGAAGTCAAGTATTATTTTGGATTTCTTCAAAAATTTTAACACAGATTGTAGTACAGCATGCTTTCTAGATTATTAGCTGAATTGTAGCTGTCATAATTGTTTGCATATCCTCGCCATGAAACAAATGACTGATGCTGTTCGGCAGGTGTCATCTTACCTTGTGCAATCAATCCATTCTGCTTAACTATGCTTCTACGTCTCCTTGTTATGTTCTTTCGTGCAAGCCGCATGATTATCTTATTATCATCAGTTATGAATATTCGTTTCTTCAAGTAAGTGAAATGGCCGCCATCAAATGGGGTTATCTGTGTAACAGTTTCATTCACTCCCAGCCCTTCAGATCGTGACACTTCTATGAACAAGTCTCTGTATTGTTTCAATTTATCAAGATCGTGACATATCAAATAGCTGTCATCCATGTATCTTCCATATCCATGTACACCAAGTTTATCTTTGAAGTAATGATCTACGTTGTTACAATAATACACTGCGCATAGTTGAGAAATTTCAGACCCTAGACCTAATCCATAAGATCCTGGAAAGCATTCAATGAAATATGCAAGTAAACTCAACAACCTGTTATCGGATATCAATGGTGCTACTTTTGCTATCATACTGGCATGAGGTATGCTTGCAAAGTAATTATGATAGTCCATTGTTAAGATACCTCCAGCTCTTCCATATCGAGCAAGATGATATCGTAGATGCTCTCGAAGTCGTTTAATCGCAAAATCAGTCCCACGTCCTTTCACAGTTGCACAGTTGTCATGAATAAGACGTGGGACTATAAGCGGCCGCAAGGCGTATGTAACTAGACATTTCTGAACACATCTTTCTGAAATATGAACGGAAGATATATTTCTTAGTTTACCTCTTTCCGATATTGTGAAGTTGGTGAAACCTTTCGATTTATATGTTCCATCCAACAGTTCTTTATGAAGTGTGGACAGCCATTGCAGCAGATTGATTTCAAACATCTGAGAAGATTGTTTCCAACGAACACCTTTCAGACATTCAAGAGCAGATCGTTTTAGATGGTCAAATGAAAAGACCTCTTCAAATGTATACATTACCTCATAACTGTGCCAGCGTATGCTGTATCAACCGAGTGCAAGCGCTAAGTTGAGCCACAGTGTTAATTTACCGTTGATATCAACAGCCCGGGTGCATTCTCCTGTATCATAAATTGAGGTATATAGATATTTATGTATCCCGTTCTAATTTCACTTTCGCTACTTTTCTGACGTGTTTATGATACATCCAAACGGCGCCAACCCATTAGCATTACTGGCATTGTCGTTGTTGGCTTCTCCGTCATTGTTGACATTACAGAAGTTGTTACCGTCACCCTTGGGATTCGTGTCAGGAGAGCGCTCCCACCAGTTGTCGGCCGAATCATTAACAGAATGCAACCGTATTCTAACCAAGTTTCTGAGGCTTCTTAGCAGTATTGCGAACCTTTCGATCACTATCTAGAACACCTTTGATCATATTTGATACTTCAACACACGCTAGGCCTATCTCCTCTTCCTGTTTTAGAATTTTGTCTTGTTTGACACCGTCACATTTTGCAGTCAATTCTAGGAATATATACGCAACTGTAGATAAGGTGTCTAAGTAACCTCGAGCTTGTTCGAGATGTTTACGTCTATCCTGATATTCTGCTTCGGACGTACCAGGATACATGTAGATCTTATTACCTACTTGAGCATGATTCAACGCATATAATCCGCACTTAATGATGTTATCTCCATATGTTTGACGATATTTCTTAGGATGCCCATATACAATCTCACCTAGTCGAGTATTCAACTGATACAGGCGCATCAGATACTGTGCTTTAGATATTCCGCGTAGCCAAGTAGGTACTGACATATTCACCTCATGATATCGCCTGGCCTCTTGACGAGGCCAGGCATGATGTTCATCGCCCGGGACATGCCCGGGCGATTTTTTGATTTAAGATCAGATACAGCCAAACGGCGCCAACCCACAAGCAATACTGGCAAAGTCGGAGTCGGCTTCTCCGTCAAAGTAGACAACACAGAAGGAGTCACCGTCACCCTTGAGATACGTGTCAGGAGAGCGCTCCCACCAGCCGCCGGCCTCTCCGTTTACAGTCTTGATACGATTAGCTTCTGTAGCATAATATTCAATCTGAGTCAATGCAGCAGCTTCAGTTTCATTAGACCCTATTCTTTCACCGAATACTTCTTTCTCTGCAAATAGTGCAAAGTAGTCGTTACTGGTTGTATTGGTTGTGCCATCCCACTCGGTGCAAGTGATTACATTGAACTGCTTGAAGCAGTTGCGAAGAGTTGCAGGAATAGCATTCTTGAATACATTGTTGCACCAAGTACGACGAGCAGAAGCTTCCCATGAACCTGCACTAGTATCTGTGCTATTCATGTAGCCCATCTCATTCAGGCAATTCTTCAAGCCAACGACGAAGTGGTCTTTGCCTCCACCAACTAAGTCGTAGTGCTGACTATCCATGATGACAAGTGTAACTTCTTGAGCTGCATGAGTTTCACCCACACCAGTGGCTTCCATAGCTGCAAGAGACACAGTCCGCTCGTCACCGATCTGCCAACCAGTATCTTGAATAGTGATTCGGCCGTCGTCTAGAGCTGCGATCATCTTAGCGATCTGTTCGTCTGTACCAGTTGCCCAGGGTACGATTTCAACAGGAAGGACATCCTCGATGTTTGCTAAAACATACTGAAGATCATCGTTTACTACAATTACCTTGCCTTTGTCAGAAGCGGACGGAAGGGGTAGAAGCTTGCCATCTAGGGCAGATTCAGCTACTGATGCTTCTTGACCGTTGACTTTGAATTTTGTAATTTTCATGATAGTATCTCCTATTCTTTATTAGTTATCTCAGATTCAAGTAGGGTTAGCCTCTTGGATAACCGTTTTCGTCCATTGTCTGATACGCTCGTTTCATTATAGAAACAGCACTTACACCAAACTCATATTCAATTGCATATACATCGTATACATTCCTCCTGTCAAATACAATTGACGTTTCGACAATATAACAGACTTTTCGATCGTGCGAAAGGCTGTCACCATGATCAAGCAGTAGAATCACGGGCTGTGTTGCTATAGCAGTATTGATTTCTGCCCATGTTTTATCTAATGTTGATGTTTCATCGTCAACATGAACAATAAATGCTCCGCCGCTCGAACCACCGCCAGCTTCCGCAATCGTATACTTACCGTTTTCGTCAACTACAACAGTTTTGCCGATATCCTCCGCTGACGGGGGGGGGTAGAAGTTGACCTGCGAGAGCGCTCTCGGCTACAAGAGCATCTTGTCCGTTAACTATGAACTTTGTGATCTTTTTTGCCATCACTTATCGCTCCTTACATGAAATTACTTACCGCCAGTAAACGAAACTTCCCAACCAAAACCAGAAGTGTAGTCAATTGTGTAAGACCCACACCCTGCATGTATTACTGGGTTGTTCGATGCAGTTCCAGATACTTCATAGATAGGCAGGAACACTAGGCGGTTAGAGGCTACAAAAGATACGCGGAACATTGTGTGGCCGCTACTTACTTTATTTAAGATGTCACCAACTGACATCTCAGGAGGCGTAAATGTACCGTTGGCTTCGTTGTACTGACAGCTGATGTACATATCAGGAACTTCTTCAGGATACTTCCAGATTGGAATGTTTCTTGCAAACATACCAGAACCTGTCATCTGGACAGATAAGAACATTCTTCCATCAGCTTCCGTACAGTCAGGGACGCCGATCAGCTTGACACGATTGACGATGATTGTACCATCGTTATGATAACTTACATTAAGTGAATCTAGGACAGTATCTTCTGTTTGAATGGTATCGATGAACTGAGCCTCAATCCGACCGTCATCTATGCAACAAGGAGCATACACATGATTGAATAACATGTAAGCCATCTTGCCTTGTTGTATTGCAGCAAGTGCTGTTGCGTAGGGCACATCAGCTGTATACTCGCCAGGCTCAGATCCAGGAGTTACTGTGATGACTACACCGAAGGCTTCAATACCACTCTTGAAAACAACTGTTGGGACACCTTGAACACTATCTACGGCAGCGACCTTTCCATTGTCTTGCGCAACCAGTGGAGGCAAGAGCCGTTCTTGTACTTCAACATCCATTGCAGACTCTGCAATGGTAGCTTCTTGCCCGTTTACTATGAATTTTGTTATATTCATGATTCATATCTCCTAGAATTATTTTGATGAGGTCATGAGTTTAAGGTATTGTACTAAGTTGATGAAATTGTTAACACATTACTACCATATGCCACTGCTTGATGAGTAAACGAAACAATATAAGTAGTAATACCCTGATTGCCTACAACCTTGCTTACTAAACTAACAATACTACTAGTACCTGGAGTAGTCGAGAAACTGAGATTCATCGAGTTAGAAGCACCAATTGATAGGTAAGTACTCCAAAGATAGTCAACAGTTCCACCATAAGCACATTTTACTGTAGCCTCTTGCTGAGGAGAAATACTGATTGACTCAGTCCTAATCTTGCCATTAGATATCACGAGACTATTACGTACTGTAATATTATAAGGTGTAGAATTATTAACAATTTTGATTGAAGCTAACTCAGGAGCAGGAGTATCAGGAACATTTACTTTAGCACTAGCGTAATTTTTTACATCATAAGTACCATTTGCAGTTATGTTTCTAGTACCTGACGGCTTAGAAAAAGGGACAAGCCCATACGAGCCGTCCTCCATCACTGCGATGACGTTACCTTGTGATCCTGTGGACGGATCAGGAACTCCGGATCCTTGTCTGACTGCAGCCTTGAACTCATCTCCCAATATCAGCTGACTTTGAATGTATCGCATTTCAATTGTATGTAGACCTGCATCAGGAGTTGCTACATCAACAACACTACCACCGATGCTGATGAAGAATGGATATGTTGTGAATACAGGAAGCTCACTCGATGAATCTAGTTCACCGAATACAAAGTTACCATTCATTTCACTTCGAGGAACAGCAAGATATGTTTGACCATCAAACACAACATCTAAACTATTAGGAAGTGTAGTCACATTAGTGATATTAACAGGACCATCGGCAAAGTCAAGATCAGGAATAGCTTCTGCGGTAAATGAAGTATCTATGTTGAGGATACGATCACTAGGAATGACGATTCGAATTGTATGTGTACCTTCTGCAGAACAATAAACATATACTGTTAATGTATTATGTTCTATACCAACCCACAATCCAATAGGAAACCTAGTGAAATCGATTGAATAGTTGCCGCTACCGTCATCTACTTCATCACCATAGAACTGATCATTCAACGGACATATAGTAATATCGTACTCTTGACCGTCATATGTGACTCGAAGTGGATTCGGATAATCAAACTTGTAAGAACTAGGTAAAGGAATTATTCCAAAAATATCACCGTTACTTTCTGTTGCTTCAAACTCAGTCTCTGGAAGTAACTCAATCGGATCAGTACTTGTAATGTAATCGAGCCGATTAGTGTACTTGCCGTCTGAGCCGATTACAACCGTCTTACCTGCGTCTTCAGGAGACCCGGAGGGTGTCAGCCCTTCAAATATCTCAGGATCCAGCGCTGATTTTGCTGCAACAGCTTGTTTGCCATTAACAAGAAATTTAGTTATTTTCATGATAAGCTATTCTCCTATCATACATCAGTTACTTAAAATGACGATTCAATATTTGTTGTCCGTTATTGTTGTGGTTCCTTTAGGTGATATTTGAAGGATATGCGGCAAGAGCGGCTTCTTCGGTACTTTCTGCTACGGCATATATATAATATACGTCATGGTTGTCTACAGAAAACTCTCCCTGATAAGAACCTTTTACAAAATAAACGGCAGTAACTCTAATTACTGTTAGGTATAATGCCTCATCAATATGAATCAGCACAGCCCTTCCAGCCAAAAACGCCTCCTGAATCTCTCCCATCGTCTTATCCAGCGTACCATTAGTATCGGTGCAGATAAGCGGAGCATTAGAACCACCAGCATTTGAAAGTGCATAGCTTCCATCTTCTTGCACAGTGGGTACTTTCCCCGCATCGCCTTCTCCTGGTACAGGTAGTACTTGACCTTCAAGTGCGCTGTTTGCAACAACAGCATCCTTTCCATTTACTTTGAACTTAGTTATTTTCATAATCGCTATTCTCCTGTCATGTATTGATCTATATTTTGCCTACTTTCAGTAGAGGCATCTGCTTTTTCATTTTAGGGAGCGGTAAACGAGGTAAATATCTAGAGGTGTGCCGTTCTTAATAACTGATACCTGAGCAGAATAAGATCCCTCGTTAGCATATTGGCATAGTGTACGATAAGCCCACAGGCTCTCTTGTACATCTTCAGAGTTTGGTTGTTTTAGCTTAATAGTATCTGCTGCTTCAAGCGCATCACGAGCTTCCGCGTAGCTTGTATATCCTTCTGTTAGATCACTATCTTTGTATGCATAGATTCTTCCGTCTACAGGTTCGGAAAAATACAGTGTCAACACATTTGTCCCGCCACCAGATTGTGATAGCGCATATGACCCGTCCTCCTGGACAGTAGGAACTTTACCTACATCTTCAGCAGACGGAGGAGGGAGGAGCTGACCATCCAATGCAGATTCTGCGACAAGAGTTTCTTCGCCATTCACTTGGAATTTTGTAATTTTCATGATAATATCTCCTATCATTTCATTTCTTACTTGATAGAACGGATCAATGTTTGTTGTCCATCTCATTGTTGCACTTTCTCTATTTGTTTACTAGTGATCCGCATTTTGATGCATACGAACATTTTTGCTTTCGTCTACATAGATTTCTGTGATACTGCTGTCCGACGAAATAACAGCAAAATTTGCAGTCTTCATTCCACCAGCCAGTTCCCCATATGTGATATAAACAGCTGTCATCGTTAACAAGCCTTCTTCTGTTTCTCCGTGGACAAACAGAATAGGAAATACGTTGTTATTGACAGCTTCAAGGATTTCTGTTGCGCTTTTTGAAGCGGAACCAAAAACAGGCTGTTCGTCTACAATACTCGCCTCACAAGTAACAACAAACACCCCGCCACCCGAACCGCCGCCGTTCTCTAGTCCGTAGCTTCCATCGCTCTGGACGGTGGGAACTTTGCCCTCGTCAGCAGCAGTGGCAGCAGGCAAAAGCTGACCCTCTAGAGCAGTTTCAGATACCTGTGCTTCTTTGCCGTTTACTATAAATTTCCTGATCTTGGTCTTAGCCATAACTTACATCTCCTTATGAATTAGCGATAGAAACAACAACTTCGGTCGAGTTGATGTGACACCAGATGACTTTGACAATAGACGCGTTATAGTGTTCCGTCCAGAATCCGCCGAAAGTAGCTACCTCAGTACCAGCAGCATTGAGAGTGATCTTGTACTGGAGTAGATAGATGACATCACCAGACACATTAGTTTCGTGATATTTTAAGACAATCTCTTTACCAGCTGCGTAAGCTTCTTGGATCTCAGAGAAAGTGCGATCGCAAGCTGCATCTCCGCCCGGTGTTGTTCCGGAGAACATGATAGGGAAGAGCTCAGGACCTTCGACTGTTGGCATCTCTAGTGCATAAGTCCCGTCATCCTGGACAGTGGGAACTTTACCTTCGTCTTCAGAAGTAGCTGCAGGCAGCTCAGATTCAAAAGTAGACAGAATATATTCTCCGTTCTCATCGACAGAAACAACTTTACCTTCATCTTCAGAAGTAGCTTCTGGCAGAAGACCGTTAGAAATCTCATCATCTAGTACAGATTTAGACAGCTTCTCTTCGCTGCCGTTTACCAAGAATCGCTTGATCATTGTTCGACATCTCCTTTGTTAGTTAGATACGGACCAGTTACCAGAAGCAACCTTCAAGAACTTGCCATTATCGTCGTTAGACACTATTGGTAGGAACTTAGAAGAACCGATACTGCCAACTACAGCAGTAGAACCATCATTGAGACCCATAACAAACATCCAAGTAGCTAACTCAGTGATGTTAGCAACGAAAAGCTCTCCAACTACTGTGTATGGATCATAGTACACTGCAATAAATCTTTCATCATTGTAGTATACAGGTATCCGAAGGCTCTGGAAGCAGAAATAAACGAAATCACCATTGTTGTAAGCTTGCAGAGTCTCCTCGTAGGTCTTATCAGAATTCATCACACCAGGAGTACTAGATTCTGTGAGAGTGACGAAGAACGGCTTGCTCACAGAATTGAGTACGAAGTGTCCCTGGTCATCTACAGTCAGTACCTTGCCAGCATCAGCAGCAGTAACTTGCGGAAGCAGCTGAGACGTAACATCATCAGCAAGAGAAGATTTACTTAGTTGTGCCTGTACGCCATTTAGAAACAGCTTAATAATATTTGCCATACTGTACACCCCTAATATCTTTGTAGTATTGTTTCTATGTTTATTAAAGGTTCTGTTGTGGTAAACTATAGCCGGCCAGGCGAACCTGACCGGCTATTTATCTCACTGATCGAGCAATCAATCAGGTCCATTGAGCTCACCGCTAGTACTATCTGACTGATAGCTAAGATTCGATACACCTCCTGTACCTGCGTTGAAGGTCACGAAGTGTACAGTACAATTACTGTCAGAAGGAGCATGATAGTCGATGAGATATCCTACAAGTGAGCTTCCATTGGATGCTTGCTTATGGAGCTTGACTAGTTGTCCGGCCTGTTCTGCAGCTACAATCTCATCATAAGTCTTATCTAACTTATATCCTTTTGACGCCTCAATACAGTTCACAACAAGAGCGCCTTGTCCAACTTCTGATAGTTCGTAGTCACCAGACGCGCCTACGACAATCACTTTACCTTCATCAGTAGCTTCGGCAACAGGCAACAGCAAACTAGTTACATCGTCATCCAATGATGATTTTGCAGCTTTAGCTGGTTGCCCGTCTACAAAGAACTGCTTGATTTTTTTTGCCATGATTCTAATCCTCCTAAATTACTGAAGATCAGACTTCTTTAGATAGATCGCCTTTGAGATGATGAACGATACTTTGACCTTGACAACCTCGCCGCCGACCTGATTCATCGGGCCGTGATCAAGGCCGCCGATCCAAGTACCAGGAGCACGGATAACATCTCGAACATTGCCTTGGCCGTCGTACCGAATGAAGAAGACCTGGCGCATATACTCAGAAGGCAGACCCATGCGCTCAGTTTCAGGATCGTAGACCTTACGCCGCCACTCACGAAGTGCTTCAAGCACATTAGGCTCGCAGTAGCAGTTGAGAGTCCACTCGACATCGCTGTAAGTGACCTTGGAGGGGAACTTGATCAGACCGTTACCATAGTGAACAACGATGCTGTCTTCCTCTTCGATCACATCGCCGACCTCATCGGTGGAGAGAGTCAGCAGATCGGAGAACTCAGTAGGAGAGGTGCCGTCCATCGAGTAGATGCGAACCTCGAAGTTATTAGTTGTTAGTGGGACGTAGTTGTCGACACCAAGCATGTGATTGGTGCCCATTGCAATCGGTGAAAACATAGAAATTTCTCCTTCTTATTAGATTTACCAAAGATATAAAAGGAAGATCCGCTTGATCACCGAAATCACTACACCTTATATTTATTTACAAAGGAGGTACACAAGATGACATCAACAGAGAAACGATCAAAGACAGTAGAAGAACGCTATGGAGTAAGTAACATTTCGCAACTGCAAAGTACGCAGAACAAGCGACGAACTACATTCGAAGCTAAAAAGACAACCATGATTTTCTATCAAGAACCTCGAGTTAACATCATACAAGCAGCTGACCTCCGAGTATTCAAGATACACAAGAAGGTGGCAGATCAGTGGTTAGATGAACACCATCCGTTCAAAGCACCTCGAGGGAATGTTCTATGTTTAGGACTAGTTGACCAAAACACCATCTACTGCTTGATAACATTCAAGCGATCTAGAAATCCAAAGTACACAGCTGAAATTTCTAGAATGTGGATGTTACCTACCTGGTATGTAGTAGGTGGATATGACAAACTGTCCTCAGCTGCATCTGAATTCGGACTGTACAACCTAGTGGCCTATGTCAACATGTCCTTTGAAAACTACAAGGATTATGAAGCAATAGGAATGCGCCATGTCCGAGACATCCAATCAACTAAGTGGTGGATGTCAGAGACAGGGCGCATTTCAGATGCATCTCGAAGACAGAAACACTTATCGCAGGACTACATGATCTTCCACGGATATGTGCCGATGTATGACTGTGGGCAACGTGTGTATGAAGTATGATTACACCTTATTTGTTATTAGAGAATAGTTGTACTATTAAATCATGAACTTCCTTCCAATCATAGGCACGAATGATTCCATGAGCTGTTGCATCGTAGTATTCATTATTGCGTCTACTGAATAAGATTCTGATGCAAGGAGCATCTTCCAGATTGTGCGGACCGTCATCAATGAGTGCGTCTGCTCGGAAGAGCTTCTTGTTTTGCATTACAACAACATTGTTCCAACTGATAAAAGGGAAGTGTTGTTGAATCAAACGAAACTTGTATTCAACATTTTCAGGAGCTGTTGCTGTAACCAAGTAGATATTGAAACCTTTATCCAGTAGTTTCTTCAAGTACTCACACGCACCAGGCATCGGCTCTACATCTGCCCACATAGTCCAGTCACTCAATGGAGCATACACTTGATCCTCAGTAAGCGTTGGAAATACTTCAGGAACACTCCATCCACGAATAGAAGCAGGATCTACCTTGAGCCCATATTCATGATTCAGAAAGTTGACCCACGGTGTCATCAAGTCCCAGATGACATCGTCCATGTCAATTGCGATAATTGGTCTACTCAAGGGACCTCACTCCCCCCTTTATTGGATGCATATACATGTAATCTATGTATATGTGATCTATAGGACATCCGCAGATAGGGCACCGATTCGGATACACATGGTCACCTTCGCAGCTTATCTCTGAATAGATCACTTCATGACAGTGAGAACATACAGGACGAAATTCTATCGAAGCGAATGAATCACCGCTAACACTAGGCGCAATACTACATCCAAGTTCTCGCTGACGATGTTGCATCTTATGTTCTTCATGATGAAGTAGATCTAAGACGAAGTTAAGAGCAGATACAATCCGAGATTGATCCATGGACAATCCACAGTATCCACAATCATGATTACAGTCAGTTGATTGAACGCACTTGAGCTCAGTGCGAATCACGTCCATAGCATTCATTAAGTCCATCTACAGCCCTCTGTATCCATACTCATTCATGTACTTTCTCATAGTAGGAAACTGATCATATATCTGAGATAGCCCAGTCATGCGCTCAATCTCAGCCAAGATCATTCGATCTACTTCGCGCTTACTGCGCTTGGGAGGTCTAGGTGGAAGCTCACCACGAGCAGCTGCCAGTGCTACAGGATTCGTCTTGTGTTGTCCCATCGTCATTCTCCTTCAAATCATGCTTGAGATATTGTGCAAGTAGCAGCAGATTAACTGTATAGCAAATTGATAGTAAGTCGATGATCCATCCAGTACGAAGGATATTGCATGCGGCCTTTAGTTACCTTAATAGACTCTACATCAAGACCGTCACTCTCTAACACGTCCCTGACAAAATCCACTTCTTCTTGTAATTCAGTGTCAGAAAGGAGTAAGGAAACGGATGCTGTAATGGCGACATGATCAGAGTATGCTTTGTAGTTCTTGACTTCTAACATGCGCTCACGATGTACACCACCCAATAGCTGGCTGACCCTGTCAAATAGCTGCTTGGCAACAGCTTCAACTGACTTATCAGCTAAGTACTGGTCACATACAACAAATCCGTAGCGAGTGTTTGCAATAACGTTCAAGTCTGAATAAGTCCGCTGAATGAATTGGGCTACAGCTCCGACGATATCGGGATCTGCAGGGTCTACATGCCATGCATCAGGTTCGCTTGCTTGATGTATTGTAATTTTATACTTATTAGGACCAATAGATGTCCCAGAACGAATGGTGTAGTCTAACCACCGATCAAACCGTTCAGACCACTGCAGCTCTGAGGAGTTTCCTGTGAAGGATAGTCCTAATACTAACGTCACCGCAGAAATAAGCGGCTGTCGAGGATCCGCATCGTTAACATGAGCAGCTTTGATATACCTTTTCATAATGACTATCTCACATCCAATTAAAAATTACATGTCTTACATTCTAGTAGATCTTTGCAATGACGCAGATGCTGTGCAAACAACGGCATCGGAGCTTCTTTTGGATAGTTATCAAACTTGACTGTGACCCAGCAGAACTCCGGACTGACGCAGCGATCAACGTCAACAACAGTTCCGCGATCACCATCACGTGCATATGAATGATTTCCGAGGACAGTCACCGTATCGCCTTTGCGAAATTTCTCAGCCTTTCCGTACTTGATCATGTTATCCTCCAAAGATGTTGATGAATACTATAACGATCGCAGTTACGCAAGTATCATCACCAATCTCGACTTCGGAAGAAATCATTTTTCAGCGTGCTGACTGCGGCTGAACCTTGAGTACGTCGCTTTCCTGAACCAAATTGGAATGATCCATCATCATAAACAGTCAAAGTCTTCGTGAAGATCTTGCCTGTGTCCCATCGACCGCCACCAGCATACGGAATGCTGTACACAGTACAGTCATCATGGGACTCTAGTTTTTGAATGAATTTATCATCCAAAGAATAGTATGGGTTGTTGCGAAGATCAGCGCTACTAGCTATTGTTGGAAAGATCCTATTAGAGATAAGGAAGTTGAAAACTTCCTTGTCTTGATCGTCCACATTATCTAATAAACGATCTCGAACAGATGCCGTAGGAATCTTCAGTCTATCTTGCTGCTCGTCTTCGCTTAGATAAGGTGAAAAGAACTTAGCCGATTTGATTACACGCTTCATCAGTATCTTACCTCATTTGCAAAGGACCGAGCAGCATCGTACAGCGCATCCATGGCCTTGCCAATGTTCTCAAGATCGTACTCATCCAGGAAATCGCCAATATCATTCATGCGCGATGTTGCATCGAGAAACTCAGAAATACTATCTGCGATGTTCTCTGCGTCCTTGCTCAACTTCTTGAATGTAGTCTTATCAGTAGATGCAGTTACTACTCTTTTCATGTTACCTTACTCCTTATCCTAGTTTTTCAGAAATAAATTCTATGATCTTCGATTCACTACCGCTACTTGTAGGATAGTGTGCAATCATATCACGGAGAGTATCAATTTCGTGTTCACGAAGACGAACAGAAGTTTCAGGACCAAGGAAGGTCTCTTCAAGTACCTGAATAGCTGACAGCATATCACCATTAGACATTGTAGCAAAGAATCCTTCTTCGGGATCATGCTCCGACTCATCTGCGTTATACTCCATCAAGATATTCCAAGCAGCTTCCTCTTCATCTAGAAAATCCGCTGCATAAGAATATAGAGCATCGATCCTATTCATCATATCGTCTCGAGTCATTCTCTTATTTCCCATTGTCATACTCCCCAATCATAAGTATAGTACATCTCACTAAGATGTTCTTTCAGATTCTTCATGAACTGGCGGTTCTTAGTTGAAGCAAAGGGCACCAGATCTTCGTATACACCATCATCATCCATCTCAGTGATGACCATGATGACATGTTCAATGGTCATATCAATGATATCTTTTTAGAATAGTCGTCATATCTGTTGTTATCATATACTTGATACAGCATATCATCTGCAAGCTCTAGCAGATGCTCCAACTGAAAATCAGTCATCCGCTGAGAAGTAGCAGCTTGGATTGATGAACTAGACATCAAATCAGATGGATCGTCGTATTCGGAATGAACATCATCTACCTGAACATACTCATCAAGTACTTTTTTGAGTGTGTCCTTAGTAGCACGATGATAACGACCGCGATTGGTTTTTGATCCGCTGTAGTTCTTGACAGGGCCTTGATCTGTGTTCCAATAGACGAACGGACGGAACCAAGAATGACCATCAGCCGAACGCTTTACTTCGATGTACTTGTTCTTGTTCTTTTTGTTCTGATAGAGAGCATATTCCGGAGTCTGTGCAGCACGAATCTGATAATTGTCATCTTCTGCCCAAGCACTCTCACACTCACGAATCTCAGTCTTAGTTGCTTTCCGGACAGAACAACCATCATAATGACCAGGTATGTCATCTAGATGATCTTTCTCAAACTTTGCCTTAGCCATCTCCTTACTAGGAGCATAAATCAAGAGTTCATTCCACTCAGGATAAGGGCCAGACTCACGACTTCCGGTATCATAATTGTATTGAACAATCCATGCCGGACCTTTAGAAGTATGCTCGCTACCAACAACAGTGGCAGAAGACACATCGGAATCAGCAGGGTACCATACAGTTAATCCACCTTTTCCATCACCAATGAAATCATATGGTACATCAGAAGCACGCAATGAATCAATGAAATCATGTCCTTCGGAAGAGGTTGTAAAATCACGATGAGCCCATCCAGGATGCTCCTCGTTCATCATACGCCAATTTTCGTTATGACGTTGTTCTTTAGCTGAAGCATCATAATCAGGGGTATCTTTGATCAACTCAGTTAGATACTCCTTGTAACGCTGCTTGAAATCCCTAACGCTGTTAGCTTCCATTATCATTCCAACAAGTTTGCGATAGAATGTTTGAAAGTCATAGCCTTCTACTATAAGCTCTGGATCATCGCCAGTAGTAACAAACTCTACAACGCCTTCTCCGTCATTGAATTGACCATCAAAATCAACGCCAAGATATTGTTGAACAGCATCCATGAGCGGAAGGATTTTCTTACCGACCTTAGCTTCATATCCAAAAATTGGATCGTCTGTGCCGTTTTCAAATTCAGATTCAAGTAACTTCTTGATGCTACTCCAAGTATCTTTTGTAGATGCTTCAACGGATGCATCACTTCGAATATATCGTTTCATATAGACCCTCCGTATTCTATTAGTAGAGGTCAACAGAATCAACGGTTACAAATTTTTGATATCTACCTTGAACTACATCTACTTGCACATTGCATTGTCTGAAGCTTTTCCAGTCAGCTTTAGTTGCAAGTGCAAGGTTCTTAGGAAACTTGTTTAGTGCAGCTATAAGTTCACCTACGGTAGTGCAGTAGCTTGGTTCTGTATCATCAGATGTAGCTGCAATGATTACTTTTCTTTTCATAATTCAAACATACTCCTTCCTCTTACTATTGGACAGCTGACACCGTGAGTTGAGCTAAATAGTACCGCTCGCCGCCCTCTTCATGATCAAGATAATTGGAAAGGAGCTCGTATAGCAGATCTAGCTGATCCGCCGATAGTTCTACGGACTGCATAGGACCTAACAGCTTAGGTTTCAATGATTTGATGATAGATTCGATCTCTTTGGTATCTAACATATCTATTGCTTCAGATACATCATTAAATGTACCTTCAACTCGATTGAATATTGCGTCAGCTGCGCTTGAATCATCAATGATTTCGGAATAACGATACAAATTAACCAGCTCATCTATCTTATCCGATCGACGAGCGTCAATACTAGCAATTACCCGTTTCATGTGAATTCTCCTATTCTATTATCAATCATAGACGAAATTTTCTCTGCCAATGTATTCTCCGTTGGCATAGTCCTCATCGGAATAGCCAGAATACCATGTCAGCTCGCCATGCTCTTCTTGCAAATCAATCAGCTTCTGCATGCAGTGCTCTTCGTCAAATCCGCCGACTTCTTCCTCTTCACCATCTTCGTATTCACCGACCATCTTCCATGGATAGATGATATTCACAGCACTACGAATGCTATCGTTTCCTGTGTTAGTAGCTTTGATGTATCTTTTCATGTTAGCACCTCAATCACGAATTGTACCATTCGTCAAATCTTTGTCTTGCATCTTCATACCATGTACGCCAGCTTGCTTCCGGATATTCATATTCAAGAAGATCTTGTAAGGCTGTAGTAAGACGACTGATGAAATCATCCCATAACGCATTATAGCTTCTGTCATGGTATTCGGTGTATTTCATCTCATCTAAGATGTCTTCGAAAAGATTTCTCTTAACAGCATCGTCTAATTCAACATCTGTGACCTTATCTGCAAGTGTAGGATCATCCCAGTAACGATACTTACCGCCATGTCCATAGCCTTTCTTTGATCGACCACACTTAATGTATCTCTTCATACTATGTATCTCCTTCAGTATCCAGGATCAATCGCATCAACCGATACACACTTTGTGTAGAAACTGCCGCTAGAATCCCAAACTTTAACTGAACTGACTTGTACACGGCATCTCTCAACATTACGATAACCTGTGGTAGTTACAAGTTGTGCATTTTTAGGAAACTTCTGCAAAGCAGAAATAAGCTCATCTATAGTACTGCAGTAGAAATCTAATTCTTCGTCAGCACTGGAACCTTTTGATAGTTCTTTTCATTATTGTTTCACCTCAAATTAAACTACATCTATTGTAGTTAGTTGTTATCAATAATTTCCAGTTTTCTTTGTAAGCGCAAATACATCCAGTACAGCACCACTCGGTCCAGAATCGTAATCATTGAAATAACAGACAGAACACTGAACAAAATCATTATAGAAATCAGGTTGCCGACAAATTTCATTACAAGAATCTTGGAATTCATTTATGTATTCCCAATACGGCTTGTAATCTGTAGAATCATCGGAAGCTACAGAATTTCTATATTCCTTCGCAAGCTCCTGAACAGGGATTTCAAGATAAAATCTGATGTACCAACAACTGGACCATGCTTTGAATCTCCTGTACCGGCATCTTTTGGGGATATCAGGATACAACTTGCGAAGCTCATCTAAACACCGAATGCCGATACTTATCTCTTCAGAAAGATCTACAAGAGTTCCTTTACTAGACTCCCTAACGTATCTTTTCATTTATCTTCCTCCAATGAGATTACTTTTGATTAGTATCACTCATCTGCTTCAGTAGCATAAGCAGGATCATCTAGAATACTCTGAACGAAACTTCTGTACTTGTTCCGGAATTCAGTTACATTCTTAGACTGTAGCGCAAGACCAAGCACATTTTCGTTGTACGTTTGATAATCATAATCTGAAGCAAGCGTAGAATCATCTTCTGATGAATAAAACCAGATGCCGCCTTGGCCTCCTTGGATGGAAGGTTCCAACCAAATTCCAAGCTTATTCTCAACAGCTGTACAGAGCGAGGTGATTTCATCGCCAGCTGATGTCTGTTCGTACAGAGAATCAATGCCATCTTCTGCTTCACGACGTAATTGACTAATCAGCTTAGGCCAAGAAAGTCGCTTAGGTTTTGATGGTTTTGAAGGGCTTGCGACATCACCTAGCTTCTCTCTAGCGCATCTCCGAACCTCAATATCTCCATCTTCAGCTAGAACTTCCACAACATCACGAGGAGTATTGTCGTTTTGAGCAACTTGCTCACGAACCCAGTTACTGTCATCGTGAGCAAGTTGCCTCAATGTGTCTGCGGGCGTACTAGCATTACCAGCAACTGCCGATCGAACCAAACCAACAGAATCCTCAGCAAGCTGCGCTAATGTAGTTGACGGTGTGCTAGTATTTTTAGCAACGTCATATCTGATATAGTAATCGTCATCAGTTGAAAGTTTAACAAGAATTTCAGCTGAAGTACTACGATCCTGTGCAAGACCCATCTTCTTCTTATATGAAGGATCTAACTGTTCATCGAGAGTTGCAGTTCTGATGTATCGTTTCATATTATCGCCTCTTAGCTTCGAGTTCGCATCAACTTGCGGAGCTCTCTTTGTGATGAACCTGGTGTCAGAATATTAGTAATGATGTAGTCATCACTACCAAAGTATTCAGAAATGCTGTTCATGTGAATGCCTGGGATCTGCTTGCTACGCAAAGTATCGAAGACATCCTCTGACGGACAGAGATAGAATATGATAGGCTGATACTTGCCTTGATACTTGCCTTCGACTTTGATGCAACCAAGCCGTTCTGCGACCTTCTGGAAATCATCTGACCATCCTTGTTCAGATTCATAGAAGATCTTGTAAGGATACTGTTGAGCAATCTCATCTGAAAATGATGATAGTTTTGGATCAACTGCACCAGAAGCAGTTCGTATGTATCTCTTCATTGTCTATCACCTACTTCAGCTGATCAATGATAGATTGGATACTTTCAGCGGACTTGCGGAACCGACCAGTTAGCGCATCGTCTAGCACATTGAGTAGCAAGTTGTACTGAGCCTCGTTGAGCTCCAATTCATAAGTGTCAACGCGCTGTTCGTATGCAAGATCAAGTCGAGCTTGCAGATCTCGAGTCGCTTCCATGATGTCGTTATCAGACATTGTTACAAAGAAGCCTTCTTTTCGATCAGAATCATCTTCCGCAGCGTTATGTTCCAACATTATATCATCAGCGTCAGCTTGCATCCCGAAGTCCCACAGCTGACGATAAAGCAACCAAGCACGGTTGATTAGCTCTTCTCTACCCATAACTCAACATCCTTTCTTACTATTTAATTAAGCCCATGAGGGAATGTCGTCAAAACCGTCAGCTTGTGCAAGACGACGGACTGCATCACTCAGACGATCATCCCAAGAGAAATCTGCAGCCAGATCATACAGCACACCATCAGGCTGATTAGTTTCATGGAGATATTTCGCTAATGAATAGTATGCTTGGTAACCAGCTTCCGTGTTTAGATTATTCTGTGCATCCATGAGCAGATCAACAGCATGCGCATCGATACTGTAAGTCTCTTCCAGCCGATGATGATACTCATCTCTAGGAGACACTGGAGCAGACGATAGCGTTGACTTCAGTTGATCTTCGATGTTCTTGAGCTGGCTTGCTGCACCATCGCTTACACGTGGCATAAGCTCCTGAACAGCTACTCGCAGCAGCTGGATCTCATTTCCATTGAGTCGAATAGTATACTTGGTATTCTGATCAGACGCAACTACACGTTTCATATATTACACCTCATCATATGATATGAGAAATTAGTTATGTAAGGAGGATAGTAGATAATAGAACGGATCACTCGCTTCATAACTACCCTCCGTAGGATAGTTTGTTTACATTATGTAAGGTTCACATACTATAACGATCAAATAAACAGGGCACCCGAAGGTGCCCTGTATTCGGCTATCTGATTATGCGCGATACTGGTCCAGATCAGATCCGGGCGGCAGTGCAATGAGGTCAACAATGATGTCATTGATGACGCCATTCACAACCAGGTAGATCTTTCCGACGACCGTGTTAGCGTTGACTTGATCCAGACCGTTGATGTCAGCAGCCATCCGGACGTAGTAGTCGTCGATCGCGCCGACGTTCTTCATGGTGTCCAGAAGCGGGGTAACGCCAGCGTAGAAGGAAGAGTACGCCTCGGAGTTATTGTACCGGAAGGTGATTGCGATACCGCACTTGTAAACAACATTCTCGATGGCGTTCACAA